GCATGATAAAGTACGATAAGGAAGACTATCTCAAGTTCGTCGATCCGAAACGTTGGAAAGGCACTGCGCGGAAATACGGCTACGAACTGCGGAAAGCTTCACATGGGCTTGTAACCTACAGAGCCGTTTACTTGGGCGAGGAAATTCTTGATGATCATTCCGGCAGTTTGGTTTACAATCTCCCAATGTGCAGTTCAGACGACATGGTGCTTGTGTCTATAAACAGAGACCTCGCCGCCGGTGTTTATGTTTCTCAGTCCAACAACGCGCAAGACTTGGCCCGCATTGAACGCGACTACGCCATCGAAGTACGGCGTGATTTGTTTGTGTCTTGCGTCGACTCACTCATCGCGAAAGAGAAGAATCCAGACTTGGTTGGCGATGCCGTGAGGTACATCACTCAGCACAACTATGTCGATCTCGTTGACGGCGTTCGTATCGTCAGGTGTGCATCGTTGTCGTACGCGGACGCGCTCTGTGTCGCTATGGTTTGTGCTCTCACAGCTTACAGCCTAAGATACAGGCTCACAAACGATTCTTTGGTTGACATTCGCAGACATGTCGGGGCTGCTAATCAGCTTAGTGCTCCGAAATTCGGCAGCATCGGGCGGTTGGCTTGGTTCATGACTGATTACGTAACGAATGCGGCGCGGAAGGTGTTGGTCCGCGGCGTTGAAAGCGCGAAATCCATGCTGTATGGGTCCGATTACATACCGGGCGTGTGCTACGATCTGTACATGACCACCAGATACGATCCCACGTTGGAGTGGTATGAGCCCGCTTTGATGGTGTTGGAAGCTGACCCGCGCGATGTCTCGATTGCCGACAGAAGCTCCGATCCGTTGATAGAGTTTTTGGCGGGCGCGCAGAAGACTTCTGCTCCTTCCGTGTTACGTGCCAAACCTACCGATTTGAGAGTCAAGGCCTTTCAAGAGGAACCGTATAGGCCTGGCCCAGTAGGCGATCCTTTGGTTGTTCTGCAAGAGTTCTACGACGTTGCCTTGCCCGGCAATTCGGTTGGACAGGTCCAGAATGCTGCAGAGTTGCGCAAGGTCAGAGACATTGAGTTTAATACCGAATTCTTCGGCCGGTTGGAGATAGGCAAGGACGTTCCGGTCAAGGAGCAACTTCATGTTGATGCCTCGATCAGGACCACCTCTTTACCTGTGTCCCAGACTCCACTGGTGGATGCTATACTGGCGTCCGCGAAGAGGAATTTCAATCCACCCGATTTGCAGATGCAGAATGATCCTTGGGAGTATGCTAAGTATTTGGTTGACAAGTTCATCAAATTTGCTCTGGTCGACAATTATTCGGAGACTATCGGCAAGACCTACAAGGAGGATCCCATCACTTTCAGCGTTAACGATTACATGGAGTGGCGTGCGTCTCGAGACAAGTCTTACAGGTCCGCCCTTGAGGCAGAGTGCCCTGCCGATTTGGTGGAGCTCAGTCTCGAGAGGTACGACACTATTGTCAAGAGACGTGTCAAGCCTAAGTTGACCACCACCGCGCAGTTTGAGTTGGCCCAACCTCAGGTCATCGTGAGCATGTCCAAGAAAGAGACCGCGTTGTTTTCAAGCGTTTTTCGGAAGATTTTTGAGCGGTTTGAGGCTGCCCTGAAGCCTGAGTTTGCCAGCGCCGGCCGTATGTCTGATGACGATCTGTCGGCCTGGTTCACGGATCACGGCCCAGCCGTGTTGGCCATGAGGTGTTTCGAAATTGATTCTTCCAAGTACGACAAGTCGCAGGGTCTTTTGGCTCGGATGGTTGAGTCGTTGTTGCTCATTGAGCTGGGACTCGATCCCGATGTGTCGAAGTTGTTCGAAGAGTCGTATGTGGGCAAGGTTTCCAGTCGCAGTTTGGGATTGATGTTCATGTCGTCGTATCAGATGAAGTCCGGCAATCCTGATACAATGTTGGGCAACATCATATACAACATGGTGTCCGCGATGGAGTGTATAGGTCCGGAGAACATAACGCTGCTCATCGCTAAAGGTGACGACAATTTGGTCTGGGTGTCTAGCGTCATCGACCCGGGTCAAGTCGTGACTAGGTTCGCGAGCCTTTTCAATCTTGATGCCAAATTGATCGAAGGTGCCGTTTTGTATTTCAGTTCGGGTTACGTTCTTCCTTTGTCGGATTGTGTCAAGTTTGTTCCGGATGTTTTGAAAGTGACTGAACTCTTGGGAGAACGTGGCCAAGACCCTTTGACCCTCAAGGAGAGATTCATATCTTTCCAGGACAGGATAGGTTCTCTCGTTAGGCACCACGAGATACCTCAGGTGTTGAGCATGGTTATGCGTCGGCGCCTCGAGATCCCAGATTTGGATGTTGTGTCCGCCATTGATGCTTTGCACGCTTTAGCTGGCGACTTTTCGGCTTTCAAGTCAGCTGTTACCGGCTATCTTCATAACGGGTGAGCCCGTTGAA